GTCCTCGTTGGGATAGTATACTCATAGCACCACCAAGTAAGGTAGAGCCAAGCATTGATATAAGTTCCATTGGTATCATCTTAAATCCTGTAGTTTTAAATCTTGAAATTCTTTTAAGGTTTGTAATGTTCTAGCAACATCTTTAGTTAATATTCTTTTAGTTATTTGGTCTTGCATATAAGTTTCTATATCTTCTAGTTTCATATTAGACATTTGTCTAGCTAAATATTTTGCCCTAACAGGTATTGATAATTGCTTAACCCTTGAGTCTGTTTGGGTTAGATTTAATTTAGAGTTTTTTATTTTACTTACTAGTCTTTTTTGAACGCTTGGGGTTAAAATTCCCTCTGTCATTGCTCTTTGAATAGCTGCGTTTGCTTCTTCTGGAGAACTGTCTTTCATCTCTCTAAATAATTGAGATGCGGTTCTTCCATCTTTTGCTCTCTCGGTATTATCCATTCTGGAAAACTCTTCCACTTCTGATAACTTACCCGCTCTTTCTTCAAACTTGTCTTTATAACCTTCTCCCATAAATCTACGAATTACAGGAATATCTTTGGCTTTAATTTCTTTTCCATTTTTAATATCAGATACTATTCCAAGTAACTTGTTCATTGTTCCACCAGGGCCACCTGTAAACATTTTAGATAAATGTATAAGACTTTCTGGGGAAACTTCTATACCCATAGCTTCAGCGGTTTCTGCTAAAGAGTAAGCGTACTCTCCACCTTTAGTGTCCATGGTAAAAGAAAACATTCTTTCTTTAGCTGCCATGTTCTTAGATTCCATCCATTCAGGTCTAATAGTTCTACCTAAACCATCTTCGTTAGCTTGTAATTCTGAATACCATCTTAATGGAGTAGGTATTAAGCTTCCCCCAGTAGGATTATATCCTTCTAAGAATTGGTTAGAAATATCAGCTCCTGCTGCCATAAAATCTTCTTCTGACCAAGGCTTGTTATCACTAAATGATTTTGCTGTATAATCAGCTAATACCTTAAAAGGAACCATTGCATACCCTATAGGCATTGAAACATATTTAGGCTTACCTTCTTCATCAACTCCTGTTACAACTACTAAAGACTTATTTGTTAAAAAATTACTACCGCTTGTGGTTTTTAGTTTTTCTTTCCAGTCTGGGTCAATACTTGAGTTCCAATTATCAAGAGCATAACTTACCCCTACCATTGAACCAAACACAGCTCCCGCTAGTTTTTTGTTTCTATACATATTTTTTAGAAAAACTTTGTTGGCCTGGATTGCTGGGTTAGCAAATAAATAAGTGGCTCTTATCCAACCTACATCAGTACCACCTAATCTTGGGTCAAAAGAAGAATCTCTTGCTGCTAATGCTGCTGATTCTCTAGACATCCCGCTTTTCCTTCCCATCATGTAAGTTTTAAATCTTGTTCCATCCTCAAATATATTGTTTGCTTTATCAAACCATTTACCTAAACTCTTTATAGACTTTGCTGAAGTTCCTGATTGAAGGTCTTTAGCTATATTTTCTATTTTAGTTGTAAGTTCTTGTTGAGTTGTTGCTCCTACTCCTCCAACACTTCCACCATCTTCTTTAAACTCATCATACATTTTATGTATTTCTGCTTCTTGTGCGTTAGCGGGTGGTTGCCCATTTAATTTTTTATAGATAGTTTTTTTATCAAAGACACTAAAAGGGTTTGCTGTACTTTTTAAAGATAATGCTGACTTAGCTCCTAGTCTAGCCATGTTGTTAACAGTAGCTTCTGTACTATCACGGAACAAGTTAGGAATTACAAAGTCTGGGTTAAATCTTGTATAAATACTACCAAGGTATCTGTTTAAACCAGAAGCTGCGTTATATATTGTTTTAGTTATTGCACCCATATCTTTAGCAGGAGCGCCTTTAAAGGCTCTAGCTAGGGTTCGGTCAGCAAATTCCATGTTGTAGGCTTTGCCTTCTTTGAAAAAGGTTAGAGTTGAGTCTTTACCTCCAACTCCTTCTACATAGTTTTTATTATTAGTCTGTTTAAGGATTCCACCAGCTTCTACTTTGTTTGCATCTACTAGTCTAGCAAAAGATTGGTTTACTTTATTTAATTCTGCTCTTCTTATAACATCAGCAAGATTTTCTTGTATGTTTTGTTTAATTGACCTTGCTCTTTCTAAGCTACCTACATCTTGGTATATACCTGATGAAGTAACTTCGTTTGGAGCTTTAGACCCTAATAATGTTTTGTTGTCTATTTCTCTGGTCAAAGGAACATAGTTATCACCATATTCTTTTGTCCATGTATTCATTTGTTTTTCTGAAACTAAACCACTTTCAACAACTAACTTTTGCGCTCTTTTGTTTTGATTTTGTAATATCTTCATTGGGTTTGCTAAAGTGGTATTTAATCCAGCTCCTTCAAACTGTTTAATAATATCTTTAGCTTCAGTAGTAGGCATACCAGACATTCCTTCGCCTTTTACTTTATTATAATCTACTGCGTATTTGGCATACATATAGTCATCAATACTAGAAGTTAATTCTTTAGTTGTTTTGCCGCCTATTCTAGCTCCTATGGTTCCAAGCTCCTTTAAATACAAATCTTCTTCTTTTAAGATAAGCTCCATTTGAGCATCCATTTTTCCTTCAGAAGTTCTTTTAAGACTATAATAATCTTGTTGGTCTTTTTGCCAAATCTTACCACCTTCATCTGTAAATTCTCTTACTTTTAATACTCCGTTTTCTACATACTGGCCATTTCCAGATTGGTCTTGTAGTTTTCTTTGTCTTACACTTGCATCACTAATAGTTTCTTGTAAGCCTATATAATTTTCATCAAAAGCTTTTTGATTATCACTTCTATTTCTTTCTCTTAAAGACTTCATTCTGTCCATAAAAGTTTTGTCTGCGGGGTCTTTAGACCAATCAAGTTTACTTAACTGTCTTGCATCAATACCTTGGTATTTACTAAGAAACTTACTTACTGCTGCTCCAGACAATCCTAAAGCGCCACCTAATGCTCCAGCGGTCATCCCAGCACTTGTTAATTCATCTATAGTTGGCATACGGCCTTCATCAATAGCTTTTTCCCCAGTTACCCCAAAAGCTCCAATACCAGCACCTAATGCTCCTTGTCGCATTACTGCATCGGCTACCATTGACTTTCCTTTTGTAGCTTTCATTCCAGGAATTAAGTTAATAAAAGCATCGGCTAGTATTCTTCCTTCTGATATGTCATCTGGATTTGTTATTTTTTGAGCTGCGTAAGAGCCTAAAGCACCAGAACCTAAAGCACCAATTATATAACCTACTGGCCCGAAAGCTAGTGAAGAAGCAATTCTTCCTCCTTCTGATATAGCAACCTCTGCTCCTAGTCCTTGAGCTAATTTGCCCAGACTAACTTCATCAACAGGGTTAACTGAAGGTCTTTCTTCTTCAGTGGAATTGGGATTAACATCTTGAGAAAAGTCTATATCTATTCCTTTCTTTTTTCTTTTTAATCCTAAATCTACATCTATTACTGCCATTCTATTCTACCTCTTGAGGTGTATAAGAAACTCCATTTTCTTCTAAAGTATCTAAAATATCTTGTTCAGTTGCCTCAGGTTTAACCTGAAGCATTCTTGCAACCATAGAGTCATACTCTGTTTTATCAATAGCCCTTAAAGAGTTATTAACCTTATTAAGAAGATTCAAGGAATTATCTACTTTACCATAATACTGGTAAAACCCATCCTTGTCTTGGCTTACACTAACTTGTGCTTGGTCGCCTAGATTTTCCATTCCAGCAGCTAATGCTTCAGCTCCTGTCCTGTATTTATCTTTATCAACAAGAACACTTGCAGCAGCAGCGCCTCTATCAGCCATATTGCCTTGCATAGCGGCTCTGAATAAAGCTGCGTTAATTAATTCTTTACCTGTTGCGCTAGAGTCAGGGCGAAAAGTTTGTTGCCATCTTGCTTCTGGAGCGGTAACAGGTGGAGGTGGTTGATTATTAACATCATAACCTATTGGTGTTGGCCCTCTAGTGTCTTCTCCAAATGGGTCATAACCTAATCCTCTAGCACCATAATATAATGCTGACCCTGCTAAACCTATCGGTGTTCCTATTCTTGCCGCTGTACCCAGCAATCCTATTCCTGGAATTTTTCCTACATATTTTGCAACATTACCTGCTTTACCAAGTAATCCTTTGCCACTGTTAAATGCTTTTGACATAGGAGATGCATTTCTTGCATCTCTTGCTGCTTTTCCTTGGTCAATAAATGTGGTAGCGCCTGGTATTCTATTAGAAGAGCCACTTGGCATTGCTGGGCCTACTTTTGGAACAGAGTTTACAGGACCTTGAAATTTAGTAGGTCCTCGGTTTCTACCTGAATCTGCAAAAGCTTTTATATTTTTTCTTTTAGTAGCATCTGTTGCTGCTTTCTGTTCAGCAGCTATTCTAATCTTTCTTGCTTTTTCTTTTTGTCTAGTGCTTTTTGCCATTCATATTCTCCTTAAATCTTTAAAAGACCTCTGTTATATAGGTTCTCTACGGGTATTCTATAACCTGCACTTGCCCCAGATGGTTTTATAGATGCAAAAGGAGTGGCTTCTGGTTTAGCTGTTGCTTGTTGAAAAGCACTAATCATTGCTTCTGCATCTTCTTTAGATAAATTATCATAACCTGATTTAAAATTACTTAAACTATCTTTTAAGCTATCTGGAACAAGGTTTCCTAAAGTTTCCCCTAAACCTCCCTGCATGTCTTGTACATTTTGGTTAGAGTAAGATGATGCTCCTTCTGCTCCAGGAACACTGGCATTCGAGCTTTGTCCAAAACCTAAAAGGCCTTGAAGTCCACCCATTGCACCATGTTTTTGAAAACCTTCAAATACTCCCATTTGTTCAACGGGAACTGGTTGTGCTGGACCTCCAATATTTGTAGGGATACTTTGTGCAAAATTTATTCCATAGTCTGGGGCAGATGGTTTATATCCGTATTGGTTTGCCGTTCCAAATTGGTCTAATGTTCTTGTAGAACTAGGCCCTGGCGCAAAAGGTAATTTAGCCCCTTGAGGATTAATTCCTCCAGATGAAATATTAGATGCTTGTTGTGCCGCTGCTGCTTGTTGTGCCGCTGCCTGTTCTGCCGCTAATCTTTCTAAGTTCCTTTTCTTTCCTTGTTCGGCTGCTTTATCTAAAAATCCTGAGTTAGGGTCATCTGTAAAAAGATTTGTAAGACCTTGTCTTGATGTTGCATCATCCATGCTAAACACTTGTCCTAAATCGCTTAATATTCCTGCCATCATTTATCTCCTGTTATCATAGTGAACTACCTGCGGCACTTCCGATTGAAGCTCCTGTTGGGCCACCAAAGTAGCCACCTACAGCTCCTCCGATTAATCCCATTAATTGATTACCGCCTTGACTAGGGCCTGTTTGTGTTGTTGTGCCAGGTATAATCGAACCTGCTGCTAAGTTAGCATACTGTCCTAATGCTGCTCCTGGCGCTTGTTGTTCAAACTCAAACCTTGCTCTTTGGTCATCTATAGCTTGTTGTTGTCTTGCTTGTTCTATATTTCCTACTTGACCTAGTAATTGTGATGGAGCTGCTAATGAACCCATTATTTGGGGTGCTAGTCCTAATGTTACCGCTTGGTTTCTAGCAATATCTCCATAAACATCACCATACATTTTAGATGCAACATCTGAAGATTTAGTTAAGTAATCTTTCATCACATTGGATTCTAGTATAGCTTGTCTTCCACCGCCAAGTTGACCTGCTCCAGTAGCATCTCTTCTAGCTTGTTGTAAACCTGTTTGCATACCTTCTTGTATTGGTCTTAACCCCGCTGTTAAAGATTGTTGAAACATTGGGTCACTAAAAATTTGGCTAGGATTTTGTAATTGTTGTTGAAAAGCAGGTAACAAAGAGCCAGAAAGGGTTGAAGAAGCTCCTAAAGCTGCTTGTCTTTGTAATTGTTCTGCCTGTAATTGAGTATCTGTTGCGTTAGCATAGGTTTGGTTAGGATAAAACTCCATTGGGCCACCTTGATACTGGCTTTGTGCTTGGTTGTAAATATCCTTAATATAAGGCTGTTGTACTTCCCAAGGCTCTGATTTAGTTGTTTGTGTATTACTTCCACCACCACTCATAATGCTCTCCTAATGTACTGTTGTGAGTTCTTTCCCAAGAACTATGTATGTTTCTTCATATCCAAAATCTTTTAATTGTTTCTTGAATCCTTTTCTACAGAATGTTTCCATGGCTACGCAATTATTTTCAATAGCCCATTCCTCTATTATAGAAATACAATCAACCCAGTTAATCATATCTTCTCCGCCTAAAGTTACTATTCTGCAAACTTTCTTTCTTGGGTAATTTGCTATCTCTGTAGTTACTACCGCTAGTATCTTTTCTTCATCATTAAATACAACCCATAACTGCATAGATTTTTCTTTGCATTTGTCATAGATATCTTCAATAGACATTTCTTCTTGGCCTTTATCAGAAGCTAGTTCGATAAAAGGAACACATGAATCCCAAATTAAATCTATAGTTGCTGACTTTATACCAGTTAAATAGTTCATCCTAGTTTTACCCAGTTTCCTGCTGCATTTCTAAAGTAAACTCCTTCACCAGCTCCTGGATTAAAGTTAGTACCATCTCCGTAAACGATATCACCTTGTTTAATTCTTGCTGGGGCTACATTTTTAACTTCTATAAAAGTTGTGGAATTTTCTTGTAAAGCCCCTCTTATTCTATTTAACTCTTGCATTAAATATTGTGGTAAATCTTCAGGATTACTAGGAACAGGGTTAGGTATATATTTGGGTGCTTGAGCCATTATCTCTCTCCTATTACCTCATATTCTATATCATATCCGTTTAACTCAAAAGTTGTTCCTGTTGTGTTTTGGAACTTAATAGCTATATATTTTCCTGTGCTTCTTGCATCTACTTTATTTTGGGTGTTTGGGTTTATGCTTTGTTGAGTTTTATAATCGTATGTTCCATTAGGGCTCATCGAACTACCCACAAATATTTCAGCACTTCCAGTTCCTTTAAATTTAGGGCTAATCTTTCTTACTTGTTTTACTGTATTAGTATTGCCATCTAAAACAAGTCCTTTTCTTTCTAAAATCATTGTAAAATTAGAACCATTAAAATCAAACCCTTGGTC